AAGATAACCTATACGACAGACTTGCAGCGAGATACACAAGAGCTCTTGCAAGATCAATGTCAAACACGAAGCAAGTTAAAGCTGCTAACGTACTTAACAACGGTCAAAAAGCTGGTGTTACAGGCGGTGACGGTGTAACATTAATTAATAATGCCCACCCGTTGGCAAACGGTGGTACATTCTCAAATGTACTAGCTGTTGCAGCAGATCTTAACGAAACTTCACTTGAGCAGTCATTAATCGACATTGCTGGGTTCGTAGACGAAAGAGGCTTAAAAATTGCTTCTACAGGTAGAAAAATGATAATTCCAAAAGAATTACAATTTACTGCTGAAAGAATCATGAAGTCTCCTATGAGAACAGGAACTGCAGATAATGATATCAATGCGATAAGAAACATGGGAATGGTGCCAGAAGGTTATGTAATAAATAACTTCTTAACTGACACAGATTCTTTCTTCTTATTGACTGATGTGCCAAACGGATTCAAAATGTTCGTAAGAGCACCAATCAAAACTGCTATGGAAGGTGACTTTGATACTGGAAACGTGAGATTTAAAGCGAGAGAAAGATATTCTTTCGGTTTCTCTGATCCAAGATGTGTGTTCGGTAACGGAAACTTACCAACATAATAGTCAGTAACTAAAGAGATATTAAGGGGCGGTGTTCACATCGCCCCTTTTTTTATGTATAATATAAAAACCTAGAATAAATAATATGTAGACTGGCTAGGCAGACGGTATAGAGACTACATATCAAACGCTATACGAAGGAGAATATTATGGCAAATACTACATTTAGCGGTCCGGTCAGATCGAAAAATGGTTTTCAATCTATTGGACCAGGAGCAGTAGTCGCTCTAACAGCAGCTACTAATTTAACAGTAGCAGATCACGCAGGAAGATTATTAACTATGGATCCAGTTGGAACACCAACTGCAATCACTCTTCCAACAATTAACGCAACTGCAGATTCTGCAGTAGCTGGAGCTAATGATCCAAACAACCCAAGTACAATTGGAACAACTTTTGAAATTCTTTTTATAGATGAATTCACTGGTACTATTTCAACTGACGGAACTGACAAGTTTGTTGGTTCAGTCATGGTTGGTGTTGATGATGGTTCAAAAAAAGCTTTTGTACCTGCAGCAGCAAACGATGTTGTAAATCTTAATGGAGAAGCAGGAGCTGGTAACGCTACTAAAGGTGGTCTTATTGGTTCTAGAATAAAATTCACTGCAACAGCTGATAATACTTACATGGTTGAAGGTTTGTTGATTGGTGATGGAACTATTGTTACACCTTTCGGTAACTAATAATTAATATGTGGCTCCTACGGGAGCCACAAACTAGGAGTATAAATGGCAGCTAAAACTGATATACAAGCAACTAGATCCAATGCAGCAGCTGGTGTAACTGCAATTATTGCAGCTCCAGTTAGACTTAGAGGTATTATAATTGCTTCAGACGGTGGCGGTGCGGGAGTATTAGAATTAACAACTACATCAAATGCAGGAACAACTTTGTTTCAAGCAGATATTCCAACAGGTGATGTAATTAATTTTAATTTTCCTGAAGACGGTATTTTGTTTCCTAAAGGCATATTCTGTAAAACAAAAACTAATGTTGCAGCATATACTTTGTTAACAGATAAGTTTTCAGGTCCTAATCTAACTACAACTAACGGATAATAATTATGCCAGGCGGTTCTTCATTTGTAAGTGATCAATCGGTTGCTCATGCTACAAGCACAGCTCAAATGGTTGCTTTAAATAAACGAGCAAGACTTACCTCTATTCAAGCAAAAGGTAATAGTGCTAGTGGGTCAATCGTTTTTAAAAGCGGAGGAGCGTCTGGTACAACAATAGCGACTTTTCTTTTTGGAGAAGAGGGTTTGGATATGTTTATCCCAGGATCAGGTATACTATTTGAAAGTGGTATTCATGCAACAATAGGTGGAACAGGTGGTGTAACAATCACGTTTACGTAATATGTTTAAAAAATTAGAATATATGAAACGTGGCGGTGATGTAATGCCTAAGAGAAATAAAAAAAATTTTAGACCTACTGAAAAAGGTGCTGGAATGACAAAGGCAGGAGTTGCTGCTTATAGAAGAGCAAACCCTGGATCAAAATTACAAACAGCTGTTACTGGTAAGGTAAAACCAGGATCAAAAGCTGCAAAACGTAGAAAATCATACTGCGCTAGATCGCTAGGACAACTGAAAAGAGCATCAGCAAAAACTAGGAATGATCCTAACTCAAGAATAAGACAAGCAAGGAGAAGATGGAAATGCTAACATGTGTTACTTGTCTTCACCCTTGTCATTGCAAAGGTGTTGGTCTTTACATAAATACAAACCAATGTATTGGGTATGATTGCAATTGCACAAAATGTATTCACCCAATAAAACAGGAGAAAGATATGTGGAAAAAAATTAAAGATAAAATTAAAGCTATGTGGAACTGGTATGTTACATGGCTTTTTAAATGGAAATGAGTAAAAAACCATTAAATATTTCAGAAGAGGCAGCCGTCCAAATGCCAATGAAGACGGTTGCCAGTCTGATTGTAATCGTAGCACTTGGCACCATGGGCTACTTTCAGATTGTAGAAAGATTAAATGTTGCAGACACTAGACTACAACTAATGGAGAAAGATTTAGAAGAAAACACAGAGTTTAGAATAAAATGGCCTCGTGGTCAACTTGGGTCGCTTCCCGCAGATAGCGAACAATTTATGATGATCGAAGATCTTTATAAGACTACAGATAAAATTAATAAACACGTTGAAGATATGGCACTAAACAAAGTCAATATAGAATTTTTAAGAAAGCAAATGGACAAAGTCTTAGAAGATATTGAAAAATTAAAAGATGCAAACAGAGAAATTAAGTACAATGGTAATGGACAATGATTGAAGCTGTCGTAGGATTATTAATGTTTATTAATGGAGAGATTAAAGAGGCAAGACTGCAAGATTCGATGGCTATATGCCTTCGAGGTAAACGTGAAGCTGAGAGACAATTTTCTGAATCCGTGTCCTACAAATGCTGGAAGGGCACTGCAGAATTAGAGGAAAATATTGATGGATCTTTTTCCATAAAAAAGCTAATACTTGAGTAATGGCTTATTTAAATGTTAACATCCCAACAGTTTATGCTAAAGTTAAAAAAGAGTATCTCTATGATCTCGATGAAAAATATAAAAAACATAGTCTTGACTGTGTTATCTTTGGTATGGCTAGTATTACAGGCCGTTCATTATTGTTTCACTGTATGTTACCAAACGGGGCGTGTTATTGGCGGTTGCCTATCTCAGCGTTTTTCCAAAAATCGTATGACAGAACCAAAGTGCCCGATATGTCAGTTGACGAGTTGGAATTGTGGAATTGTTTTAGTTATTACCCTGCTGTTACCGAGTTTGATTTTCTTGGTGGTCAGCGTGGTAAATTTTTAGGAAAGGACAAAAAATTTTATCATGGAGAATATTTATTTACAATTGATTGGGGTTCTCCAGAGGTTAATGAAATCGACTGTGAGCATTCTGAAATACCTCAAGAACATAAGTGTGCACATATATTGGCTCTTGATAACGGTAATTTTGCAGCTCAGCCTAATAATCGTATTTTGTGGAATGTTGCTAACTACACTACTGATAACAGTTGGCCAGACTATAAGGTACAAACTACTTACTGGTCTGTTGAAAATAAAGATTGGATCACAGAAGATACTGATAAAATGTTTTATAAAATAAAGGAGAAGAAATGAATTTGACTCGAAATTTTAGCTTATTAGAGCTTACTAAATCAGACACAGCTATAAGAAGGGGTATTGATAATAACCCTAATGCTGATCAAGTAGAAAAATTAAAATTATTATGTGAAAACATCTTACAACCTGTTAGAGATCATTTTGGGAGGGTTAAAGTTACGAGCGGTTTTCGTAGCCCAGAATTATGCACTGCGATTGGAAGTTCTATAAACTCACAACATGCCCGTGCTGAAGCGGCCGATTTCGAATGTCCAGGCGTAGATAATGTTGAATTAGCTGATTGGATTCATAAGACTCTTACATATGACCAGCTCATCCTTGAGTTCTATACTCCAGGTGAACCTAACAGCGGGTGGATTCATTGTAGCTGGATTGCTGATCAACCAAGAGCATCATATTTATGGGCTTACAAATCTGAAGGCAAAACTAAATATAAACCAATATTAGGTAATGCAAGAGATTTAATATGAGAGACCCAAAAAAAGGAACAGGCAAAAAACCAAAAGGTTCAGATAGAAGATTGTATACAGATGAAAATCCAAAAGATACAGTAAGAATTAAATTTGCAAGTCCATCAGATGCTAGAGCTACTGTGGCAAAAGTTAGACGGGTCAATAAACCTTTTGCAAGAAAGATACAAATCTTAACTGTTATGGAACAAAGAGCAAAAGTAATGGGTAAAACAGGAGTTGTCAGCATTGCAAAAAAAGCCAAAGAATCCTTACGCAAAAGCCGTAAGGTCTAGAACTTACAAATCAAAAGTGATAGACTCTAAGAAGTTGTACAACCGCAAAAAGGAGAAACAAATCATTCTCAAAGCGGCCGCTAAAAAGGAGGACTATGGCATATAAACAAGGAACTTGTTGGGACGGTTACGTTCAAAAAGGTATGAAGAAAAAAGGCAAAAAGATGGTGCCTAATTGTGTGCCAGTAACAAAAGCAGCCATGGGTCGAGCTGCATTCTCAGAAACAACATCAAAAGCACCCGGTACCAAAATTAAACCAGAGGAATATACTGGTAGTTATATAAAATCAACAATTGATAACAAATATGTCTCTAATAAAAGTTATGAAAAATATTATGGTGACTTATTGAAAGGATTTAAATAATGGCGTTAAAAAGAATTGATACAAATCCCATAGTTGAAAGCGTTGCTAGAAAAAATAAAAAATTCAGAAAATACCTTGAGCTTAAGAAAAAAGGTAAAATTATTAGAACTCAACCAAGATTACCTGGCATGAAAAAAGGTAAATCTGTAACTATCAAACCAGTTGGTATGGTATTTAAAGTAGAAAAAAAATTAGCAGGTGGTTTAGCAGGTACAGCTATTAGGGGTGCAGTAAGATCTGAGCCAGGCAAAGCTTTATTTAAAGGTTTAAAATCTAAACTAAAAAAAATGTATGCCAAAGGTAACGAAAAAAGATCTGAATCTGATAAAAAAATGCTTAAAGGGCTATTTAAAGTAGATTTAAAAAGATCCAAAGCTGACATACTTCAAGACATGATGAAGTTTTTATATAAATCTGGTAGAAAAGCACCAAAAGGTTCTGGTCCTAGAAAAGGAGCTGCAGAAGGTCTTAGAAGTTACAGAAGATTAAGAGCTTATAAAAAGAAAGTAGGAAAACAAGGTGAAGCAATTGTTGAAAGAAAAGCAAAAAATATAAAATTAAATTCTAAGGGTGGAATGCAAAAATTTAACACTGGTGGAATGGTAGATTACTACAAGGATATTTTATAATGGCAACATCAGGTACTACAGCTTTTGATCTTGATATAGATGAAATTATTCAAGAGGGTTATGAGAGATGCGGAATTACTACAAACTCAGGTTACGATTTAAGATCTGCTAGAAGAAGTTTAAATCTACTTTTTGCAGAATGGGGTAATAGAGGTATTCATTTATGGAAAGTAAAATTGAATACTCTTGCATTAGTGGCAGGTCAAGCTGAATATTCAACTGC